AAAACAAACATATCAGCAGGTCGATTCCCAAACGCGGCTCCCGAAAGACCTAATGTTAAATCTCCATTATTAGCGTTGTTTCTCCAAGCAATATTATCACTATTCGCCAGTCGAACAACCCCACTCTGCGCTGGACTCGCTGACGCCGATATCAAACTCGAAAACGTTCCCCCGGAGGCGATAGGCGCAAGCCATATATACGACAGTGTTGTAACTCCAACTCCTCCAACACTTATCACATAACTTTGACCCGGCGCTGTGAAGAAGGCGTAGTTTCCTCTTACATCAGCATTGAACGGATTCGAAAGAGGGAGTGTTAAAGCACTATCAGAGAATATCAACGCTGTTCCACTGCATGTAGAACCTAATGAGGGAAGAGTAGATCCGTTGCATACCGTGATAACAGCACTCGGTATTACCTTCAACATACCAGAGCCAGCAGACGTATTCACAGCCACAACTGCGAAGTTTAGATGCTGTGCTCCCTGAGCTTCGCTACGCGATGCGAAAAAACTAAGAAGAAATCCAATAATGAATAAACGCAGAACAGCCGATGCCACGGTCGCTCGAAGAGTTAACTGCGTCGTTGTCGCAGCTACGCTTCCAGTATAAACATCACATGCCCTGTCTTTCTGCATAATCCAATACCCCACGGGAAGTCTCTGGAGATTATGATTCACAGTAAAATCAGTATTCGGAGCTACAGGAGCTACTACGTTTATCCAAGATCCTGATATATTATCAGGAATTGTCCCATCTCCGAATCCGATATTTCCATTCAAAACTTGAATAAAGTTCTGGTACACAGTTTTCAACATCTGAACAAAATCACTCAGAGACTTTTGTTCAGGTTTAATAACGGTGAAATTAAGATTTGGCGCTGCCTTCATTTAATCTATTGTTCCCCCGCGTTGCTCACCGGAAATATCAAACATGGGGCAGAATTCTATCACAGCACCAGGTTGCCCCGCAGGCACAGAACAGGTCCATGTAATTCTAAGACCTGTGACATTGAATCCTAAAACTGTGCTTATCGAATCCCCAGTGCCGCTTCCGAGAGTTACTACTTGAGTCTCGGAGTAGCCTTTATCATTTGATATAACGATGGTGTACGTTACTGCCCCTTGATCTTGTACCGTAAGTCGAAATTTTTTAACAGTATGCTTATGACGACGATCCTTGAAAATATGCTTTCCAGAAGTTATCGACGCGGCTATTTCGGAATAATTTGTGAAATCAATATAAGCAACTTGACCAGTGCCATTACCAATAGCATAGCCATCTAACGAGTTGTTTCCTTGAGTCGAAGGGGTCCAGTTTTGATCCGCAATTCTTCCTACAAGATCCATGATTCTAGTTCCACTAGGGTTAAAGAATCTCCCAGACACGGTTTTTACATCAGCGTAAGAAAAAGGAGTCCAGTTATTCTCATCGAAGTTATAAACCCAAACTCGAACCCCGGGTATAAAGAGCCAGTAAGCATTAAAAACCTGACCCTTGATACTCTGTGTCACGTAACCAAAGGCGTTTACTGGGTTTCCGGAAATCAAATCAGCAAAGATTCTCGAACGAGCGCCTATACGACGCTTACCGTCAAGAGGCATATCTCCGATTGGGATAACTGAGGATTGATTAAAGATGTAAACATTATCAAAACCAGCATACGCGGCACATTCTACACCGTCTCGGTTAAAATGATTAAGAGAACGAGGGCAGAAGTTACCAACATTCGAGTTCGCTATTGTGGTAAAATAAAAAGGCGCTAGCCCTATCCCAGTTGGCTGAATCTGAACAATACCCCAGTTATGCCATCCATATCCGTATTGACCGAGTTTAAGAAGACCTTGTCCCGGACCGAGATTATTAAGATTATCATTCACCCCCGCAGAGAACGAAGTCCAGTCCGTTGGATCTCCCACGGCGCTCCAACGGTATCGTTGTGTAAAGTTAATGCCTCCTTCAATAGTATTAAGAGTCATCAAATGCAAGCCAATCTCTGCGAGATAAAACGCGGCTGGAGCGTTAACAGAACTCTGAGAGTAACCAACAGTTACACCATCCCAGAGCCAGACTTTATCAGCTCCCTGAGAAAAAAGTAGTTTGTTATTAAGAACATCCCAGCTAAAAACCTGCGTCGTAGTTCCAGTAAAACCTGTTCCGGTTATATTAGTCCACGACTGACCTACAGGATTCCACTGAAGTAAACGAGTTTGAGTCATAACTACTTGTATTCTCGCACCGTTTTTAGTAAAAAAATCAGCTATCCCTAAAACAGGCTCATTAGCCGGAGCAGGAAAGGCAGGAAGTGCAGTAAACCCCGGGCGAACATAGGCTACGCCTTTTCGAAAAAGGAAGTTAGTGGAGTCGGCAAATCCGTAATCTTCGATTTGATCCAGCGGAAGCTCAGACTGAACTCCACCAAAAGGTCCGGTAATCGGGAACTCTATTAACTCTTCGGATCTTACTTGCTGTCTATCAGTAGCTCCGGGCATTTACAAAATCTCCAAGAAATACTCAAGAAAACTCTGAGAATCTCCAGCAGCTCCGTTCTGAGCAGTAACAACAAAGTTTTGATTAACCGTGCTATCTGTTGCTAACGTACCAGAAGCGGTAACTTGCGTAGCAGGGGTTCCAGGGAAACCGTTGACTGCCGCTGTTACTTTTTGAGAGTTAGTCACTCCTTGATTTCCCATGGTAAAATCAATTCGATATGTAACACCAACTTGTCCGGCGACGCTTACAACATAGAAAAAAGGAGTGTTTCCTCCGTATTTGAAGCGAATAGTACTTCCGCCACTAACTAATGCAGTCGGAGTGAATACAAGGGTAGCTCGTAAGATATTACTAGTACCCAGTAAACCGCCGTTAATAACATTAGTATAAATTACATCTTCGGTCACTGTACCAGTATGAAGATGTGTTGTGTTATCTTTGAAGAAAGTCGTCTTAATAAGACTCTGAGTTACATCATTCCATACCGCCCCATTCCACTGGAAAATCTGGCTTGTATCCGTCGAGAAATAAAGAAGCCCGTACCCGATTCCGCCCCAGGTGGCGTTTACTATTTCGGGAGTAGGTCTATTCGCAAGCGTACCACTCAGGAGAGAAAGGCGTTGCATTACATCTGTGCGGAAGTTGCGGAGATCCTGTCCGAGGAGGTTCGCTAACTGGGTATCAGGTGGAAAGGTTACGTCCCATGCGTTTGTGAATGCTGGAGGAAATGGCATATATTAAGCGTTCACTTTCTGAACACTAAATAAACTGCGTTCTACTAGGCGATACTCCTTCGCAAACACCTCCGCGAGATCATTTCGGTACTGTTTATCTGGCAAGCGTAGCTTATCGCAGATTTTATAAGCCTCTTCAAAGGCTTCTTCTATAGAACCCCCATGCCCAATGGCTACACCTATAATACCGTACCCTCCGGAGGTGACAAGCGAATCTTCTTGTAAACTAATCTCGTAAGAATAGAATTTTTCGAGGTCAGATTTGCGAAGTCCACGAATTGGGAGCCCTGGACGGGCATGAAAGTCCTCGCTGGGCCACGGCGGAACGGAAATCCTAACACCCGCAGCGAAGCCATCTGAGACTTCGAGATCACTGGACTCTCCATGGCAAGAGTTATACACGAACTGTCCGAAATCAGATTCAAAAAGCCCATACAGAAATGTCGGGAATGCATCATAGCCCAGTCGAGGTGTAAATTCGAGCGCATAGATTTCTCCTTCCTTGGAGACAACGGTGTTGATATCTATTGGCCCGGTCCATTGATTCTCTTCGAGCATTCCTGACAGCTTTGCAAGTGTTTCACAAAGCCTACACTCCCGATCGTCACAGCACCACACCACATTACCTGTACACCCTCCCGAGGGACCAATGTCCCCAGGGAGGAGTTGCTTACGTTCGAGAGTGTGATTGATTGGACGGAGCATTTTACCTTGTGCGCACCAGACCTCACTTGAGATACATGCGCCGTCAATGAATTCTTGTAGTGTAAATTCTGGTTCATTGCCGATTATTCCTTTGTAGTGCTCTAGCATTTCTAGCAATTCCGCGTTATCATGCGGTACGAAGCTAGGTACTACACCGCTGTGTTTACCCTCGGGCTTAAAAACGAGTTTGGAATCTTCATCCCAGGACTGAACAAACTCAAAAGCAGATTCCCAGTCCGTGAATCTCTTCGAGAAAGGCTCTTGAATTTCTGCTTCCTTGAAAATTTGACTAGCGTATTTACGGCCGCTTTCTAGTCTATCAGCAATCTGAGAACCTCCAAAAGTATCTCCGCCGCTCGCGCGATAAGAATCTAGTAGAGCACCGCTTCCAGTACAGTCTGCAAGAAGAACAGGCTTGAATTCCGGAGATGCGCTCTTCTCAATTAATCCTTCTCCTCTTTGTTCGGCTATGGGATCCTTGATAGCCATACTTACTTTATGACCTTCTTCCTGAAGCCGGAGCGCCAGCCCCAATCCATCTCCCCCTTCCGAGACTATCAAGAATCCCATATTCTTATCCATATCAAGCTACTTGTGAACATACTGAAAGTGTCCGGGGTCAGAAACCGGGAAATGAACCCCACAATGGAGACCCAGTCCTTCGCCTATTTCAATCAGTTTACCCCAATGCGAGTGACTAGTACCAATATCTCCATTCCACCCCCAGAATTTCATGCTCATGCATATTCGTGGAACCACATCAATAGCTTCGCTTTTCATCTCAGGAGGCTGAGGAAGATGTTTAGAACGAGGTGTCCAGGAAACCCCGAGCGCGAGTTTCTGTTCTTGTTCCACCGAGGTCCGTCCTGTATCTTCGACTACAGGATCAAGCCCAGCGGCTCTAGCCTGAGAGAGAAGTTCCTCAGCCAAAGGCTTCATGTAACTTGCTAGTTCGTCTAGATCTTTGCCCATTTTAGTTAATGGTAACCAAAATGATAACATTCGTAGGTATGGATTGTAATGTTATCCCATCCACCCACATTATTTTTCCTCTATTCTGAGCAACAAACCCCGTTGTCTCAGTTACACCAACATCAACACGCCAAACGGGATTTCCATTTCTATCCACGAGTATCATTTGTGTAGTACCACCAGGGGCTCCTCCAGTACCTTGCAAAGAAATATCCTCTGCACGTACCATCCAGGGGTACTGACACACTAAAACGGAGCCACCCCCCGAGGCAGCGATGACAGTACTAAAGGGCTGACCGCGTTTCGGTCCGGAGATATTCGCAAGTAAAGCCGTCGTAGCGGATAGAACGGCGATAACTTGATAAAAGCCAAGAAATCGTCCGTTCGTATCTGCGATATAGGTTATATACTGCCCAGCAGTAAGACCATGTGCTCCTACGGTCGTCAGCAAGACTGACGCCAATCCTGGCTGTCCAGGAGTAGTCCCTTGCTGAATCATTCCATTAGGAGACGCCGCTGCCACAACTGCCGCAGGTACATCAGCGGAGGTGAAAGACCAAGGATTTGAGGATATATTCATACTTGCGGAGACTCCTCGTCCGCTATATCAACAACCATAACACCAGCGTTCGGGGTCGTAGCGTTCTGAACGGCCCAGTTAATCTCCTGTTGATCGTGAAAATCACAGGCTACAAAAGCCCCTACTTGATTATTCCACGAAGGACGAGTGGAACCTCGTCCACAAACAACACAGAATTGCATCGCCATTTATGAACTCCCCCGTTCGTGATGTGTTTTAGGTATGTTATCCTGAGTTGGCTGTGCAGCGTTTCCTGTAGTCACAGCAGCTTGAATTACGTTCTGAGAATGAAAATCACAGGCGACTTTCGTCGTACCGTAGACGTTGGTATTATTCCAGGTAGCTCTCGTAGATGTACGACCACAAACGATACAGACTAGAAGTGCCATAAGAACTCCTTAGTTATAATTGAATTCCACTAAGCAGTCAAATCCATAGAAATCTATCTTCCCAGTATTGGCCATTACTATCGTGGCTTCGATCCAGATTTCTTGATCTACAAGATTTCTATAGATTTGTTGACCAGCCGCAAGAGCAGTATTCTGAACATAAGGATTCGCTTGCACAACGGTGTTCTGAGCCGTTGGAGCTAATACGGCTGTTATGGCAGGAGCCACGTTATTAACAAAAAGAGTCTGATCGACTCGAATGTTATGAGAAGTCAAATTGACTACAGTAATCCTGTAGATAGAATCCATCGAAAGAAGTTTAATACCCTTTAGTTTTAACGCGGTTCTCGGCTGTAACTGCTGTGCCGCGGACATGGCAGGGATAACATCAGGTCGATAAACTTGAGGCTGCGCAGAAGCGGGGATACCAGTGCCACCGAACTGCTCTTGTAAATCCTCACCAAACCCAGTTCGACGTATAACAGCGTTTGTGAGATTCGCGGCGATGTTAATAGTCTCAGCACCAGCGGCAGTTCTAGTAAGAGACCAATCTCCAGCGGCGTTTCGAGTTACTACGGGAGCAGCAACGGAGCCTACAGCGATGAGATCACCCGGACTGAGAAACATCCTTCCGTCCGTAAAGCCCAAATCCTGTTGATATCTTGATTGAGTATGTGGCAACTTAGTTCTCCCTTCCGGATTTAATTTTCCAGGCGGCTATTCTCGCCGGTGATTTTCCTTGACAATTTAATTCTAGCATTTTCTCTCGAAGTTCTTCCGAGGGAGAAACAAGAAATCGGAGAGCAACTTCAATTCTTTCTCTCTTAACAACAGAGTATGGAAGAATATCTTCTAATAATTGTTTTATTTCTTTTCCATTAATTCTATAAACAAAGCAATCAATCATTCTTCCGTTCTTATTCCCATTATAATGAGAGTATATATTCCCAGCTCTATATTTCAGCATTATAAGAGCTAGAAGATATTCGTCATTCTGAGTAATCCCAAGCTGAATTGAAAGGTTACCAGATTTCGAGTCTTTCATTATAGAAACATGACCTTCACCATCAAAAAACCCGGCTAGCCATTGTGGGGTAATGCGAGGTAGAAGCTCTAGAATCTTTTCATAATCATGAGGCATATAACCTAATCCTTTCTGGATTGCGTCCGAAGACGGCTAAAGGTTAAGATGATATAGAATCTACATCATCACTTTGACTTTCTTTTAGAATCTCCGCTACACGGAGTTCTTCGTCTCCGCTAAATGAAAGTTTGTCCTGAATAATAATCGGACGTTGCCAAGCGATTGTGTCATCTACACAAGTGGGGCATAGAATTAATCCCAACTGCTTCTTCAACTCCGTTACACGATAAGTATAACCACAGCGGTCGCAGTCGTGGAATGGTGCTATACCACGACCGCTGTGGCTGGTTTGAGGCATGATCGTCTCTCCCCCGGTTAAGGTCCGTTACTTCCCCAGGTTCCCATCCATGTTGTCGCTCCAAAAGCGAAGCGCATCCTGGAGAGTTGCTTGATACTGAAAGTATCAAAGTCATCCGAGAAATCTTCATCAAGCTCCTTACGAACCAAGAACTTGAGCCAGTGTCCTTCTTTCTCAGTGACGGCGAACCATGCTGACGCCGAAGTGAGATAATGCGATACGAAGTACTGCAAGTCTTCTTTGATTAACGCATTAATCTCATTATCAGCAGTGTAAGGCTTATGCGGAGACCCAAGGACCTCACGCGCAATCCACTTCAGTTCAGGTGGGATGATCAGATACCGAGGCTTGATCGAAATCGGCAAGCCTTGGCTATCCACGAGCCTCTCGAACATATTCACCATCAACTGTATGGCCGTGAACGAAATGTCAACGTCCGTCGCAGGTCGATTAGGATAAGTACCAGCGGCACTAATGATATTCCCCAAACCAGGCCCGTACGAAGTTGCGGCTGTGCCACCGAGAAGCGGATGTTGGTTGTTAAAGATCGAAACGCCATCGGCAGTAATCTGAGTCGTGAAACCCAGGTTAAAGAGATTCCAGGCGTTCTGTTCTTTTGTGAAATGCGCGCTTCGAGCGATAGCTTTCGGCACTTGCATGATAATGCCGTATTGATCGTCTTCGTAAAGTTC